CCTTCGACCGCTTGGCGACAACGGCGGCGCACGCTTCCGCGCGCGTGATCTTGCCGTCCTTGTTGAAGTCGAGCCCCCGGTTCTGGATATAGAGTTTGGGGCGTTTCTCGTCCTCGCGATCGAAGAGCATGTAGCTGTCAGCTCGACCGATCATCGACGGCCACAGGATCGCGCCATAGATGTCGCCCAGGTTCTTCAGGCGCCCAATCCACGGCTTGAAGTACCGCGTCACATAGTCGAGCTGCGCCTCGGCGGTCATCTGCGCCAGGGCCGTCGGCGAGGTTCCGAGAGCGGCGGCGGTAGAGGGCATGAACTGGATAAGACCGACCGCGCCAGACCCCGCCGCGTTGCGGATGTCGGGACTGAAGGTCTCCCCGCTCTCAAAGGCCATACAGGCCATGAAGTCGGACGGGTCGGCGTTGTGTTGCGCCGCGAGGCGCAAGACGCGCGCGCGGAAGTCGGCGCTCACGCGAGCGCCCCAGGCCAGAGCCATGACAGTTTCCTTTTGCGAGAGAAGGCGAACCGGGTTCGCCGGAAGTCAGCCGCGCGGGCGGCCGATACGGCCGTCGGCCGCGCCGTCTAGGGCGTCCACGGTGTGGAAGATGCGGCGACCGTGCGCCGCCAGCAGATAGGCCAGCAGCCCGCCGAACAGCAGAACGTCACCAGGGCCGACAGCGCCGGCCACGGCGCGGGCTGGCGCGGCCCACACAATGCCGGCGGCGAGGCTGGAGAGGCCCAGGCGATGCGCGATCGACAGCGCACCGCCCCACCCCAACACGGCGACCAATACGATGACGGCGACGTTGGCCGCCGCCAGAGCGCCCGCGAGGTAGAGCATGGGCCTAGCCCTCCCCGCCCACGCGCGGCCGGATCACCGAAAGCGGATCACCGGCAAAGCGTTTCAGGAAGTCCATGAACGGCGGCGTCGCGCCAAGGGCGCAAAGACCGGTCAGGAACTTGATGGCGTTGTCCACCTGGACCGGCATGACGCCGGGCCAGACGAATTGATCCACGATGACCGACAACGCCGGGCCGACCACAATGGCGAACACCAGCCCCACGGCGACGGAAACGAACCGTTGCCACGGCGTCGCGTCCTTGATGAACGCCAGCGACAACACGGCCCCGGCGAACCCCGGAACCATGGGCGCGAGTTTGGACAGAGCCACCACGACGGCAGGCTCGGCATGATCGGCCATCGGCCGCCCCTCCTAAGCTTTACGGTGTTCGAGAGCGCACTAGAGACCCGCGCGCGTGGCCGGCGCGTGCGCCCAGCCGTTGACGTGGCCCAGCTCGTGGCAGGCTACATCGGCCGAATAGCCCTCCAGCCGACACGGGTTCGGCAGGATGATGTTTCGCCCCCTGGCGCACCCCTGGATGCGGCCGTCAGCCGCCGCCCCGGCAGCGCGACAGGCCTCGTCGACCTCGCCAATGTCGACGAAGGTCACAACGGCCCAATTGTCGCCCTGGAAGCGCTCCGGCGGGCGAACCACGCCGGAGCCTTGATCGAAGCAGGCCGCAGCCGCCACGGTGACCGCGCCCGCCAGCGCCCAGGCGAAGCGCCTTTTCATCGACTGCATGATCGCGAGGCCTAGCTGGTCAGCTTCAGCAGGCCGAGGTCGGCCTTTTGGCTGCGGCCCCAGGCGCGGCAAATCTCGACATACTCGTTGTATGCGTCGAACTCGGCGCTTGGCGCGGTGCGCAGCAGCTTGACCTCTTCGGTAATGCTGTATCGCTGGGCGATCAGCTCGACGACGCGCGAACGGATCAAGGCTACATGCGGAGAGGCGGCGCAGATCGCGTCAATCAGGGCGTCGGACGGCTCGATGACGGCGACGCTGCCGGCAATCTCTTCAGGCTGATCGTGCAGGTCGCCGTCATCCGGGATCGACACATAGGTCACCCCGTCAATCGTGCAGAGTTCAACGGCCCCATCGACGCCGACAAGGCTATAGGTGGTCCAGGCGTCGGACGCTTTCCGGTAAGCGACGATAGAGGCCATGGTGATTGTCCCTCAGATGCTTGAACATGGATCGGCGCGAGCCGGTCTTGCCGGCATGGCCGAGGCTGGAAATGACGCTCTCTAGGCGGCCGACCTTGGCGGCTCGCCGAAAGCTGTAGAGCGCGCGCTTGCGCACGAACCGGGCGGTCGCCCATGTGCGGAAGCCGACGAAATTGACCCCGCGTGAGACGCGATGGATCGCGCTGTGAGAAAGCTCCAGCCGAAGCCGGTCGGCCAGGAAGGCGATGATCCTTGCGCGATACTCGATGGCCTGTTCATAGGTCAGACCGATCAGAACGAAGTCGTCCACATAGCGGGCGTAGTGCCGAACCTTGAGGTCCCGCTTGATGAAGTGGTCCAGCGGATCGAGGTAGATCAGCCCAAAGAGCTGCGACAGCAGGTTTCCGATCGGCACGCCGACGGGCTGGTCAGACATCTCGGCGAACATCATCGCCAGGTCGACAAGCCGGCGGTCCTTGATCTTTCGTTCGATCAGGCCGCGCAACACGCTCCGGTCCAGGCGGTAGTAGTATCGCCGGATATCGAGCTGCAGCACGTAGCTGTCTCGCGGAGCCCTGGCCAAGGCCGCCTGCACATAATCAGAGGCCAGATGCGTCCCCTTGCCGACGCGGCAGGCGAAGCTCTGGTCAATGAAGGTGCGGTCGAAAATCGGGCGCAGCACGTTGTAGACGGCGTGCTGAACAACGCGGTCCCGAAACGCCGGCGCACTGATCATGCGCGGCTTAGGCTCGAAGATCTGAAAGACGTGATATCGCTGCGGGCGATAGGTCCCGTCAGTCAGGCCAAGGTGCAGGGCCTCAATCTGCGCAGCGCAGCGCCGCTCAAACTGAAAGCAAGCCCGGCTTGAGCGCTTGCCGCGCCGGGCGTCATAGTACCCCTGATACAGGGCGGCCCTTGACGTCGCCGCCCCGTACAGGTCGCCGTAGCGCTTCAAAATCCGCCGCGCTGGTCTTCGCCGAAGCTACCGAAAAGCGGGCGGCCTAAAGATTTCGCCAGAGGCCGGAAACCATCTCCCTCATTTCCAGTGTCGCCATAGGGCGTTTCAGGTGGAATTGAGTCGGCGCGCAACCCGACGTTAACGTTCGAGTTCGTGCGAGTGTTGTTCAGGTTCAGACACCAGAGCCCCGCATTGGAGCCGTTGTCCCAATTGCCGCCAGACATCGGGCAAAGCATGTCAAGATGATTCCCGTTTACGCGTTACGCTTACAGTTCACTTGCGGTCAGGGTCCCTTTCTTTGGCCCGTTCCGCGCCTATCCAGCCCCCAATCAGACACCCGACTTCGTCGATCATCTTTGCCAGGGCGTGGTATCGCCTTTCGGCGACCGCTGCTGGCGAAGCGCCGATCGTCACGCCGTCCTTGAACTCGAAGTAGCCAAGTTCATGGGCCAGGCGCACGAACATGCGGAGCTGCTCGTGGCGAATGTCGAGATTGGAAAGGCTGGTCTTTTTGTGGTGACGCTTCTGCGTCTCCACGACGAGCCCGTACACATCATAGGCCGCGGAGCGGATTTGTTGCGACAGGCCGTATCTCTCGTGCCGTGGGAAGTGATTGAGGTACTTGTTGAGTTGCTTGATCAGCCTCAGCAACCGGTTGTCCAGCACGGACTCACTGTTAACGCCCACGCTCAGCCCTCGTTGCCACTCGGGCGAACAGGGTACGAGGCGGCGCGCAACCCGACGTTAACGACCGGGGCCGTGCGAGTGTTGATCAGGTTCAGACACCAGAGCCCCGCAGAGGAGCCGTTGTCCCAAGAGCCGCCAGACATCGGGCAAAGCTCATTTCGGATGTACTGGTAGAACAGATCTTGACCGAAAAGGTTCGTGCCCGAGCCGCTGATCGCGCCGGCCCTGGGCACGGCCAGGCCGCGTTGACGCCAGCCATCGCCAGTGGCCGCCGGATCAAGAACTTGCGCGGCGGCGTTACCGAAGCGCTGGCCTAGGCTGTTGTTCGGATAGTCGGTTCGCAGGTTCAGGGCGATCGGTTGCATCATCGCCGCCACGCCTGTCGCGCCGAAGTGGTCTGTGGCCAGCGCGTTTCCGCCGGTGAAATCCTTCATGCGCGTCGCGTCCTTGGCGACATAGAACTGCCCCGTCGTGACGCTGCCGCCGGCCGTATAGGCTCCGAACGCACTACCGTTGACGCCGTCGAGCGTGATTGTGTTGGCGTCAACGACCGTGACGGTGAACATCCGGTCGTTAAGCTGCGTCATACCGCCAACACTGGTCACCATGGCCACCGCGCCGGTCGTCAGGCCGTGCGCGGCGACGGTCAGCGCGACAGGGTTGGTCTGCGTCGCCCCCGTGATCGCCTTCTCTGTCGCAACGCAGGTCAGGCCCGGCGTGATTTCCCACATGTTGCCGTTCAGATCGACCACGCCGCAGCCCTGGCCATTGTGGGCCGTCTTGGCGAAGTTGCTCGCCGAGCCGGTCAGGGCTGGGTTGGCGCCAGACGTCGTATAGCCGTCGCTGGTAAAGGTGACGGTGTTGTCGTTCTGGTCCTTGAGCGCGTTGTTATTATTCCCCTTTGGGAAGTTGATCACGCCTGCCGCATCGTACCAGGCGCAAGCGGCGGTAGAGGTCGCCGCTTGGCCATGGGCCAGGCTCAGAAGCGCCAGCGCCGACCAGATGAACCGCGAGGCAGGGAAGAACTGAGAGCCTCGCGTCTTGGCCGCCGCAAACGCGCCGCCGTAGTTATTGGTCGGCGCGCCCGTTAGCCCACTGAACGGGTTGTGGGCGACATTGCTCGACAACGGCGCGCCCAGCTTGATCGACGAGGCCTTGCCGCTGTTGTTGCTGCAAAGATACTTGTCGACCATAAAGCCGGGGCACACCTCGCCGCCGTCAATGAAGGCGCGGTGCAGGCTGTAGCCTGCGGCCTCGGCCGTTGCCTGATCGGGGAAGGCTGACAGCGGCTTGACGTCCACTGAATTGACTCCGTGCGCAGCAAAGGTCGGATTATCCGCGTGACCGTAGCGTTCATAGAACGCCGGGACCCACACCATCACCGAGCCGTCGCTGTACCGGTAGTTTCCGTACTCATCCGAGCCGATCGCGAACGTCCCAGCCAGGGGCGCGAACCCTGCCGTCAGTGTCGGGCAAATGCCGACGCCAAAGCCGAGG